AGCTTGCTCGGGGTGGGCGTAGCCCCCAAAAAAGTCGTTTCTGTGTTTTGTTTTGGTGGTGCGTTTAATGCGGCGTTGCGTGCTTGCTGTCTTTGTGCGGTTTTGTTGTTCACATAGATGGCACCACGTTTGCTGTTGCAGGTTCTGCATGAGGGTACGAGGTTGGCTGTTGAGTCGTCTCCGCCTGCGTCATGCTCGATCAGGTGGTCTGCTTGTGTGGCTTTGTTGCCACAGCCCCAGTAGCAGTCTGGGTTGCCGTCAAGTATTGCTTGCCTGTTTGTTCGGTACTGCTGGGTTTGTTTCCTGTTGCCTGCCATGACCGTGATGCTACTAGCGCCCTTGCTTCGCTGCGGTTGCTTTCGTGTGTGTGTGGGTCTCGGGTGTTTGTGCCCCCCACATTTCACAGCTGTTCGCTGTTGGCTGCCGGACTGTTTAGGGTGGACACCAATCGCCTTTTATGTAGTTAGGGAACTCTGAACAGTGGCTTATACCAGCATCACTTCACTTGAGTCATCACATGAGGCTGGGCGCACTGCACTACCCTGCTTCCACAGTGTGCATACCAGCAGAGTTCAATCCCCTACGTGGCCCTTGGTTGTATTTAGTTGTAGTTAGTTACTTGCGTAAGCCTTGGATAATGGCAATGCCTAGCGACAGTAGCAGGACATACCACGCCACAATCAGCATGATGCCAAGCGCTGTTCTATTGCTACTAAGTCCTCAGGTCGCCAGATATAGCACTCAGCGTGGGGATGCAAGATAGTAAGCCAATGCTCTTGCGCTATCGAGGTTTTACCTTTAGTGGTTTTAAGTTCGGCAAAGATTAGGCCTTTAATTTTGTGGGCTAGTACAAGGTCTGGGAAACCTGCTGCGCCTGTGGTGATGTATCGCCCGGTGCGTGTCATGCTTGGCTGTGCATGGTGGCAGTCCCAGCCGTGGATGTACGCAAGAGCTTTAACTTGCTGTAGAAATGAAGCCTCACTAATCGGTTGCATACATCATCTCCAATAATGGCAAATACTCATCTTGCTGCACTGGCTCATCTCTGCGGACTTTATGATCACCGCTTTCATGTGTTTTAAGATGATGGCAGTTATGGCACATCAGTTCACACTTGCGACACTCAGCAAGCACTAAAGATGCTGGATAACCGCGAGCCTGGCTTAGATTAAACAGTTTTTGTGCCGGGTCGCGATGATCAAGAGCAAACATCATAAAGTTCTTTTCGTTTATCTCAATCATGCAAATAACGCAATGTTTTAAGGCTATTTTGTATTGCCTTACCATTTGTTTAATGCTTATTTTGTTTGTCTTTGTTGGGCCGTAACGTGCTTTTGCGCGCGCTGCTAAACAAGTTTTGCAATACGATTTTGTGAGTCCGTGATGGCATTTAGCCCCAACACGGCCACTACCTTTGCCACCCATTACTTGTCTTTGCCTAGCAGATAGCCACACATGAACAGAGATACGCACATAATGAGCAGGGTTAGCACATCAGCCATTAGAACGGCTCTTCGGGTGCGTCGTACTGTGGCGCTGGCTGTTCACCGCTTTTAAGGGTGTCAATGTAAGCACTCGCTTCGCGCTTAGTCATCGCCTGCAAGTTGGCTGGTGGCACTTTGCCCATTGACTTACAAACAGCCCTAATCATGTTCTGTTGCTTGTCGCTTGCAAGGTTGGAAGGCTCTGTGATTTGGGTATCGTTTTGCATCCGCACAACCTTGCCCATTTCTTCACGGCTTGGGCGCTTCGTGAAGTCGCTGCCTGATAGCCCGGCATTAGCCAACGCACGACCCACAGCACCAGTCTCACAGTTCTCTAGGTGGCTGGTCTTATTAACATTGCCTTGGCCGCGGATTTCTTCTGCCCAACCAGTAGCGATAATTTCACCATCGAGCCACAGTTCGGCTTTAAACACAGCAATGTCACTGAGGTAGTGCACAAGGTCTGTGATGACACGGGCATCAGGGTGAGCCTTCAGGAACCTGTCTAGGCGACTGGCTACTGGTTCGTAATCGTCAAGGTTAAAGGCCACGGTAATGCTCTGTTTCTAAACGGCTAATTTCTGCGCGCACATACTCAAGGTGCATAAGCAACTTAGACACCTGCTTTTTAAGGTCTCTAATCTCAACGTCTTTTTCGTGCAACAGGTCTGCCATGTCATCATTGTGGGTGTACTCACTCATCGTCAGCCAACTTCACTGTGCTGAGATAGTTAAAGCCTTTAGATGCCCCACTGGTATTAAGCGATGGATGCCAAGAGTCGCGCACCTTTTCAGCCAGTGTCGGGATTGCGTGTAGCGCACCCACAGCTTCTAGCACAAGGCTTGAATCCTTAAAACGCAATTCGAGCGCCAGATTGTGGCTGAGGTTAGTTAGTTTGGCGATTAGTTCGCCTAGTGATGTTTCCATTGTTTCCTTTGTTTAGCAGTTGCGTTTCCATCTTTGCACATCCTTGTGACGGGATTTACAGATGAAAGCTTGTAGGTGTTTTTGCCCTTTTAGACAGCCCCAGCCCCAAGGCCCAACGCGCCACACCTTGCGGCCATCAGGGTTTATGTGGGACTTAAAAGCAATGGCATCAGCCACCTTGACTTGCTCGACGGGCGTGCGCCCTTTTGCGCTAGGTGTGTCTGACCATGTGCGCCAAGTCTGGCGGTGAATGCCTAAACCGCCCGTGTAGGACTTTGTGGAGTGTTGCCAGTTGCCACCAGTTTCGCACCGGGCTAACTGATCGTAGTAAGCGTCTGGTAGTACGCCGTTGTATTTGGCGTGTGAGTTAGCAGCTGCACTTGCGTGCGCTGGGGTGGATAGGGCGAGGATAAGCGTTAGTGCCATGAGTTTCTTAATCAACTCTCTCAACTTCTGTAGGCGGCCCCCATGAGTGCCAAGACTGTGCACGTGTGCACACTTGGGTATAAACAATCAGGCCTGTGGACAAGTCTGTAAAGACCTGCACCATGGTTTTCTTATCTTTAGACCTTAGGGCGATATAGCCCCATGTGGGAATCATGGTCTGTTAGCCATCATTTTGAGAAACAGCCAGCAGGACACCCAGCCCATAATGAAACTGTAAAGAAACTGTGTATCGGTCATGCCCAGCCCCTAACCATGTCCATGCCCTGTTGGGTAATGGCACACACAATGCCCTGAGAGCCTGTTGAGAGCCTGCGAGAGTGCCCTAAATCTTGTATCAGACCCATTGTGCGTAAATCGCTACAGCGCTTCCAGTAGCCCTTTATGTCGTGACCAGCCAGCGCGGCTCTCATGCCTGCTTCCTCATCGGTCAGGCCAAGAGTTGCGTGAAAGTACTGCTCGAGCAGCAGAGCCCTGTGGGTGCCTACCCTAATGGGTGACACTTGGCGTGAGGTTTCGGGGTCTGTAGCCCTGAATAGTGGTAGTTCCTGATAGGTCATGTTTCCTCTGACTTTCGTTGCCCTTTGAGTGGCTGAATGTGACTATACACAATTTGAGAAGTCGGTGGTGGATACCCAATGGAAACAAAGTACCCACCACCTAGCCTCAGCCTTGCTCAAACAATGGCCGAGAGTCCTATTTAAGCGCCCTGAACTGTGCCTCAAAGTGCTCTGGCGTTTGATCTGCCAATTCAATATGCAGCCAATTAGGCGAGCCCTGATACGAGCCTGCATTGTCGTCTGCTGTGTAAATCTTTACGCCCTTTTTGCCTTCACCCCTCGAGCAGCGGTACCCAGCGCCATAGTCACCATAGGCGTACCAGTGCAGCTCACAAAGTCCGAGCGCTTTGCTGTTGGCTAGGAACCAGTCCCAGATCACACGTGCTTGCGCTTCGTCTTTGTATTTTAAATCAGCTGCAAAGCCTGTGGCGTGTACGGATAGCCCGGCATTGTTGCGCATTGGGCGATTGGCGTACGTGCCTAGTGAGGTCATGCCCCAGCGCTTGCCGCATAGTTCTACAAGTTTTGCCGTGACGGGTTGTGTGGCTTTGCCATCCCATGCTGGATAGTACGGGTAAGGGCGATTGCTCATGCTGGTGGGTCTTTGGGTTTATCTTTGAGGCCGTTACCAGCAAGCAGACCAATGAGTCCACCTGCAAGAGTCATGAGCATTGGGGACAAAATTGCCCAAGCTTCTGAGTCGTTGGGTGCTTGCTCTGTTGGTTGTACTACAAACAAAAGCCCGTATAGCAATGCAACGATGGAAAACAGGAACGCGCTCGAGAGGCAGATGCCGACAACAAGGATTAGCCGCGCTTTTATTTGTTCGTTGCTGAGTCTGTTTTCTGGTTTCATTTGCATTTGCTTTCTATGAATCCGTTGCCTTTTGTGGTGTCACAGTTGTGACGTACACGGTCTGAACATGCTGTGAGCGATGCACAAATCACCAATAGAATTAGGCTTTTTTGCATCATGCAGGGCCAATGTCCTCGATTGTTATTTGTCCCGGCGCTGTTGCACTTCGGGTTGCGCTTGCGGTGCCTGAGGAACAAGCGAGACTGGCAACAATGACTGTGCTTCCTGCTGTTAATGTCCCGACCCAAACGGTTTTCATCGAGAATGCCACGGCTGTTGCTGGTGCGTTTTGCATGATGCCCGATTGGTATTGAGTGCCTGCAAGGTTGGTCAATCTAATGCGACTGGTAACAAATGCGCCTGCTGTTGCTGGTGTTGTTACTTGTGGTTCGTAGTAGGTGATGCGGTAATAACGGTTCGCTACAGCTGTGAAAGTGCTGGCTGTTAGTTGTATTTCTTCGGCGGTGATTGTTGCATCGTTGGCGGTGGATTGTTGGAACGCGACTATGCCACGTGGGAACTGGTTACATTCCGCTGCTGTGAGTATTTGACCAGCAAGGAAGTTGTCGTTAGGCGAGATTGCCATGAGTTATGGCCTTTCTGGGAATGTGACGGTTGGCGCTGGTTCCCATGTTGCTGGGAAGTCTCTGAGGGCTTGGCGGTAGTCGCCCCATTGGGTTTTATCGGTGGGTGCGTCTGTGAGCATTGCCCAATCTGAGGCGATGAGTAGGGCGTCTCGGCGTAGTCTCATCCGTTCGATGAGCCATTCATCGGGGGCTGTGGTTTCGTGGTCTGCTAGTAAGTTCATCATGCTGCCTCGTATCTAATGTTCCATAGGAATTGGTCGCTTGTTGTCCAAGTAAATGGCAGGGTGGTATTTGCCGAAGTGTTGGAAATAAGATTTGTTCCGGAAGTTGTCCAAACTCTTGTTCGAACGGTAGTAGTTGAACCAATGCTAAATACTTCGCCTTTGAACCAAGTAGCAACAGAACTGTCGTACATCTGTAAATCGCCCATCGGTAACCCATTGATAGTGCCGTAAATTGCCCTAGCAGCAACAGGTAAATCAATGTTTACAATCCCCGTCACTGCGCTAGTTGTTCCAAACGCAAAATACCCGTAATAATTAACCACGTTATTAACACGGCTATACCTTGCGCCTGATGTGCCGTTGCCGACAGTCACATTGGCAAAAGTTGGCGTGTATGCCGTGTAGGTGCCTAACACGGTGTTGCCAATAGCGACCTTCGCCTCTAGAGCCTCAACCGCATCGTTAATGTCGCTGTGCTGCTGAGCATGGTCAGGGGAAGTCAGCAGGCTGGTGCTGGTCGGGTTCGTAAACACATCGAGCGTTGTGGGGTATGTAATAGCCATATCTAAAATCCTAGTCTGCTGCCGTTGTCTGCTGTGTCGTCATTGTATGTGTATCCTGCTTCGTTGTAGTCCATAGGGGTGTTGTAGATAATGCCCGTACCACCCAAAATGCCAAGAGTGTCACTATCCAAAGTGAAAAACTGGTAATAAGTCAAAGGGGTTAAATAGGCTGTAACTGTTGATTGTGCAGGGGTAGCAGACAAGTTGAAGCCCTCACAAATTACCTGCACTGTTGTGTCTGTTGCTGCCCCCGGCACACGAAACGTCAAACTTGTAAGGTCTTTAGCTGCTAAAGAATTGACAACATCAAAAAAAGTAGGCGCACCAGCTGGTTGAGCCACATCGGTAAATTGAATAACAAAACGCTGTTTGGTTGTGTCACTGAGAGTGTTTGCCAGCCAATTAGCCAAACCAAGGGCTTGCGTAACGTTTGCATCCACTGTTGAAACAGTAAAACCATTAGCGCCGTAAGTGCTTACGCTTGCCGTGTTAGTGGCTTGCTGTGTTGCCAGACCTGCTGGCTGTACCTGTACTTGGTTCATTAAATCAAGACCAAGGTTTATGCGCTCAAAATTCTCATAGGCAATAGTGCTTGCGTCAGCTGTTCGCCCGTAACTGGCGCTGGCAACAGGCAACGTTGCGATTAAATCACGACTATAGAAAATCACTTTGTTTTCAATGTTTGACAGCAACGTGCGTTCAGTATTTACTAGCAAATTTACAAAGTTGAGAACAGAGCCGCTGTACACGGCTGCACTGCAAGCACTACCGACGCCAGCGCAAAGCATGTCAGGATCCGATAAGCGCCGACCAGGCACATTAAGACCAACCTGTAAAAATTGTCCTGCACTAGGGTTAGCCGATACTGAAAATGAGTCCATTTGCAGGCGACCCAAAACACCTAAACCATCTTGACAAGTAACAGTTGCTGTAGATAATCCTGTATTGCCCGGGTAATCGTTGTATGCAACTTCGACAACATAAAACCTAAACTGGTCAATTAGGCCTGTGGGGTCTTTAAGGTCTATTGCATCGCCAAAAGTAAAACCAGCAGACTCGTTTTCTTGGTTTTTAATTGTTAAAACAAGAGCGCCAGCATTGTAAGTATCTAAATAATTTTGCCTGCCGTTATTAAACGACATAGACAAAACACTAGAAGTCACATTTGTGCTTGTAGTGGTGTTTATTACTTGCCACTCATACCTAGTCATTAGATAGCCCTAGTGGTTAGTGGCACTGCACCTGTCTGGCGGACGTAGCGTTGAATGGCCATGACTACAGCGTTAGGGTCGCCGCCCTGCACATTTATAGTGACATTGGCACCACCCATACTGCCCATTTTTGACAACGGTATTACAGCCTCTGGGCCTGCCTCACCGATCAGCGCAAAAGTAGGGCTGGTAACAATGCCGCCTGTAGCCATTGCTTTGTAGTCAAGTCCTGCTGGGTTAGCGCCGCCATCGCCGCCACCATCGCCACCTAAACGGCCAAGGCTGACCTCACCAAGTTCGCCAATGTCTTTGCCGGGCTTAATCAAGTTGATACCCTTAATAACCAAGTTGATCATGGTTATAAATGCGTTAGCCATAAACTCAAAATAAGTAGCAACACCATTAACGACTGTGCGCACTACAGCTCTAAACGTGTCAAACTTTTTGTAGGCCATAACAATCGCAACACCAAGCGCCAAGATGCCTGCAGTGATTAGCACTACTGGGTTTAATGCCATGGCTGCATTGACTAGCACAATGCTGGCAGCCATAACACCAAAGGCTGCAGCTACAGCCGTAATCAGTGTTGGGTTTTCTTGTGCCCACGTAGCAAACGATTGAAGCACTGGCATGGCTTTTTCAAGGATTGGCAACAGTGCAGCGCCTACACCTTCTTTGGCTTCACCAAGGGCAACACCTAAACGCTTCATAGAGCCTGCAGCAGTGTTAGCAGAGTCAGTAGCGGCACCACCAAAAGTGACGGCCATCTCAGCCATTACTTCTTCCATGCTTGCGCCGTCTTTAATCATCTGGCGTAGTTCTGGTGACAGTTTTGCTAGGGCAGTCATGTTGCCGCCATACGCCTTTTCCATGGCCTTAGTAACTGTCTCAAGGCTAATACCTTTAGCAGCTGCAATATCCATAGAAAGGTTGGCGGCCTTTTGTGCTTCGTCAATAGACATCGTTGCCCGGACTAAACCAGCTAATGCTGGCCTCAACTCGTCATCAGTTACGCCCTTGAGTTTTCCTTGCTGAGTAATGTAAGCCTCAACGCCAGCAATTTGTGCATCAGTAGCAGCAGTAGTTTTTTGCAGCTGACGGGCCAACATCGCCTGTGCTTGCTCATCTTCCATGGCACCTTTAACAGCATCACCAAGGGCAGCAACTAAACCACCCAGAGCAACGGCAGCGTATTTGTTGGCTTTGCCTAGGGCGTATTTCGCTTTGGCTTGCGCGCCTTCGAGATCGCGAAAACCCTTTTCGGCGGCTTTTAGTCCCTTCGGATTAAATTGCGTAACGATTGGTAGATAGATAGCCATTAGACAGCCTGCCTTGCTTTAAGTGCGCGATTAGCGTCAGCGATAACTTCATCAACTGCTTTCATAATGTCAGCGGTGCCTTGCTCTTGTATGAACTTGCGTGATCGCCACAAGCCACGCTGAGGCCTGCCAAAAACATTAGTAAGCAACTTAGAAAAGTCACTGACATTCTTTGTCCCTGCTTGTGAGAACAGTGCGCCAGCTGCATCTTTCTGCACCAGTGTCACCAGCGGTGTGATGCCTTGGCCACGTGCACGGCCACCCACCATGATTTGCACACCTTTGTCCACAGCAGTTTTGTTGTAGCCAAGTCTGCCTTTGTTGCCCCAACCACGAATCATGCTCACACCAATTTCAGACGGAAACTGCTTACGGCCTTCCTCAAGCATTGCCGGGCTACTGGCCTTAATCTTGGCTGCAGCCTTAAAACGCGCTGACTTATCTAACTTGCTTAGCTCTGACAGTGCCTGTTTTAAGCCTGTAATCTCGGCGCTTGTTTCTAGGCTCATGCTTTGCGGCTTTCGTTTAACAGCTTGATTGTTGTATTCAAGTCGGCTATGTCAAACTCTACAGCAGGTGGCCACCAGCCTGTGGCTACTAAAAGACTGGCTAGGGAATGGCGGTAGGTTCCGCTTGGGTAGGGTTTGCCGGATCATTATCCACCACTTCCAAAGTCACTAGCCGCTTAATAAAGTCATCGAGCACTACGGGCACTGTGATGCCAGCAACTTTGGATGACTCGTAAGCCATAAAGGCTAAGTCCTCAATGCTGATGCCTTGCTCACCAATGGTGCTGGACTTGCGCTTGTATTTGCGTTCCCATTGCACAATGACAAAGAGGCTGGTGGTGACTTCGTACGGGCCTTCGCCTGTGTCCACCTTGAGAGTTAATTTCATGTCGGGTTCCTTTGGTTAATTAGGGTGTGACGTCTCGCGCGTAGGTTCCGCCAATGAATGACGCGGTAATCATTGACAGTTCGCCAACAGCGCCAGTGATAGGTGTGAAGTCCACGAGCTGCATGTTGATAATTGTGTACTCAGGGTTAGAAGCTGTCTCTGAAGTTCCTGATGGTGAAATCACTAGCTGTGTGGTGCCTGTGCCCAAGTTGGCGAACAATGTCGCCTCAACTTCTCCAGCGCCATAGCTGAGATACATTTCAAGCTCTACCGATACGGTCTGCAGGCCCGGCACGAAACGATGGCCAGTATCACCAAAAGCTGTGCTTTCAAGACTATCCACGCCAAGTGTGATAGTGGCGCTACGGCACTGATCAGTTAAATCAACGGCTACACCACCAGTGGTGGGCGCAAGGTTTACGGTTGGGTTAGTGAGGTAAGTGCTTGTGGCCACGTTGGTTCTCCTGTGTCAAACGGTGCCGGGTGCCGTATCTGTTTATAGTTCTAGCAGATAATACTACTGCAGTTGTGTATGTCATTGCTTCTGTGCCTGCATAGCCATCTGCAGATCATAAGCAGGGTAGGTAGCGCCACCAATTTCTAGCGATGACGGCTGGCCTGCCATGATGACAACGCTCGAGCCAAGGACTGTGGCCACAATGCTAAGGATGTTTTCGAGCACATTTTGGGCTGCAGTGCCACTGCCGATAACACGCACTGGGATGGTGACGCGCACAATGTTGCCACCGCCTGCGATTGTCTCAAAACTAGGGGCATCAAGAAAGACACAGTTAGGCACAATCTTTGTGGGGTCGCTTACTACGCGTAAGCCTGTCACTGCCGTAAGTGTGGCCTTGAGGTCTTGCATAGCCTCGTTCAGAAGCCCTGTGGCAGGCATTAAGCCACCTGTGGGCGGTCTATGCCCAAGAGCTGTTTAATCATCGGTGTCATGGCTGACACGGGCGCTGAGCCCATGCCATCGAATGTGGCAAAGGTGTCCTGCACAGAGCCACGAGCACGCCATAAAGCAGCTGCGTACATTGCTGTGCCCAGCGAAACGTCATGCCCGGGCGAAGTTGTGAGGCTGTCAAAATAGCCCGACTCCTGACGCCTGCGATAACAGAAATCATTAGCCGCATTAGTGGCCTGTGTCGCCAGCGTGTAATCGTCACTGGGGTTAGTGATATCTACGCCAAGGTAAGTAACAAGCTGGGCTGTGGTAATCCATGTGCAGTTCTGCGTATAAGTAATCGTGCCAGTAGCTGAGGCTGTGCGATTGACGTCAGTGCCTGTGCAAGCAAACAGCACCTGATTAGGGATACTGACATTGCTGTTAAAGAGCAGGTCGCCTTCAGTGTCTATGCCTATGTACTCATACTTGGGCATGGCATAGACAACGAAGGTGCCGTTGAAGGGTGCAGCAACACTAGCAACAGTGATGGATTGACCCACCTCTATTTCAGTATCGGTCAGTGTTTGTAGCACTGCATAGTTGTCTAGCAGTTGCTTAAAAGTGACTGTGTATGTAGCCATCGGCGGTAGCCGCCTTTCGGACTAAGCGATTACGATGCCCTGAATGAACGATGACTTAGCAACGAAAGTTGCAAAGTAACCGTAGTAAGAGAACGTGCGGCTCAATGTGCTTGGGTTAGCGATTGAGAGAACGCCTTGCTGTGCTTCGTAAATCTCAAAGCCCGGTGCGTAAACGACGAGCATTGTTCCAGATGCAAAGTTGTTGTCCACGACAAGTTGAAGGCCCATGACATCCATGCCTGTGTACTGCAGGCCGCCTACGCGACCAATGCTGTTCTGACCAATAACGCCGTTTGTGGTGTAACCAAGGATTGGGCGCTTCGAGCCGTCAAGCTG